GCTATGAGCGATACAACAAGCGAGCTAACAACTAAGCTTTGGCTTGGTAAAGAGCGCGGTCTTGCTACAACTTTAGGAGATACTGCAGTAATAACTCAAAATGTTACATTGTCAGGAACTGATCAATACAATGATTATACATCTGCTAATTCTTCACCTTTAGAAGATTTTAACACAGCTAGACAATCAATTTATTCATCTGTTGGAACTCCTCCAGATACTGCTGTAATGAGCTGGGAAGTATTTAACATTTTAAGATACCATCCTCAAATGCTTAGAGCTTTAGGATATGCAGACAACAGACCAGGCGGACTTTCTCAAGATGAGCTAGCCTTTGCAATGGATGTAAAACGTTTATTAGTCGGGACTGCTGTTTTTGAAAGTGCAGCTGAAGGACAACCAAGCGCAATACAAGCCGTATGGGGTAAAAATGTAATTTTCTGCGTAGCTCCTCAAACAGCTGCAAGAGGTCAAGTTTCTTTAGGTTACAGAATCCAGCAATTCGGCGCACCTAGAGAAGTTTTCAAAAATGCTATTGATAATCCACCAAATGCAACAGAGATTATCGTTTTAGATAGATATCAACAATTATTAAGCTCAGTTAACGCAGCTTATTTAATTAAAGATGCAGTAGCATAAGTCGCAAGCTTCGATAAAAGGGGGGGTGGTTTAACCTCCCCTTAATTACAAAATAAAAAAAGTTTTAGTTATGGAAAAAAAAACAAAAAATAAAAAATCTATAAGTAAAAAAACTAAAAATAAAAAAGATTCTGAAAATGTTATTATAAAAGAGGTAGCAAAAGAGGAATTAAAAGAGAAATCAAAAGAAAAATATATAATGGTTTGCAATGTTAAATATGGCAACGAAATATATAAAATTGGTGACGAAGTGCCTAAGCCTTTACAAAAACTATTTTTAAATAAAAAATTTTGCAATATCTGCGAAGGGTAAAAAATGACATACGCAACAATAGACGATATAGAAGCAGAATTAAAAGGCATTAATTTCACCGCAACAAGTCAAGTTACTTCAACAGCAGTAGATAATTTTTTATTACAAACTGACGCCTTAATAAATTCTTATATTTATGAGCGTTATGAACTACCAATAACAGGTCTTGAATCATTAGAAATATTAAAAAAAATAGAAATTGATTTAGTTGTATGGCGTGTTAGTAAAATATTAGATTTAACAAAATCTGAGCCAATACCGGCAGGAGGAGTGCCACAGGAAATAACAGAAGGTTCTGCATATAGACAAAGCATGGCTTTGTTAGCATCTATAAAAGCAAATAAAAACGATTTACCCGATGCTGTAGAAATTAGCCCTACTTCACCACTTGCAAGTTTTCATAGTGACCCTAATAATTCAAATATAACGCCGTTTTTTGATATGGAGTCGCAACAATGGTAACGGGTTTTATATCTTATGAAGTTGACAACGATAACCAATTTAAAAACGCATTAAATAAAGCTATAAAGTCGGTTGGTGATTTACGTTTTCCGATGGGTGAAATTTCACGCGATATATTTAAAAATACAAAAAAAAATTTTATATTAAAAGGCGATGGAAAATATCCACCTTTATCACCAAAATATAAAGCATATAAAAAGAAAAAAAGACCAACTGCCCCAATTTTAGTTTTTGATGGTGATTTGCGCGACTCAGTAACAGGCACAGGCAACCAAGACACAATTAGAAACATTGGAAAACAATCACTTGTTCAAGGTACAAAAGTTTCTTATGCAAAGTTTGTGCAAGAAGGCACTGATTTTATGCCTGCAAGAAAATTTTTATTTATAGATGATGCACAAATAATAAGACTAAAAAGAATTTTACAAGATTACGTTAACGCAAAACTAGAGGTTGTGGGCGATGTCGTGTAAATTTGATATTGAATTATTTCGCAATAGTATAATTCAATTAATACAAGATAAATTAAATATTAAAATTACTGAAATAAACGCAGAAAAAAACGATGATTTTAATATTACTGATATTTTACCAGAAAATTATTATAATGATATAAGCGATCAAGTATTAAATGTTTCACCTTTTATATATTATGGTTTCGTAAGTTTAGACAGTAGCACCACAGGAACAACAACACAAACAACTATCACAATGTTTATAAGTGTAGTTTTTGACAATACAAATACTTATTATGCCAATGATTATGGAACTTATGGAAGCGGAACAGAAACAAAGGTATTAAGATATACAAGAGCATTAAAAGAGGTAATCCAAGATAATTTTAAAAAATTTGCTTGGGCTTCCCCTTTAAGTGTTACAGAGTTTACCCCTCAAGATTTTGAATTAAATAAAGGAAGTGATTTTAAAGTCGGGGGAATACATGTAACAGGAACAATATACGGTTAATTTTTTTTTATATGGAGTAAATCATGCTATCACAACCTAAAACAATTTTTGGAATACATCAGCTAACAGCTTATAATATTTGTAATGGTGAGCCTTACGGGACTGCTAAAGTTCTAGGCTCTGCTGAAATTGCAAGTAGTGGGGAACTAGTTCCATTAAATGGCGGTTCTTCAAAATACCCTTGGCAAGTTGAAAGGGGTTTAATTACTAATGAGGTAACTTTAACACTTAGAGAATACCCGAACTTTTTATATGAATTATTACTTGGTAAAGCTCCAACAGTAACAGGGGCAGAAACTGGGGGCAGTGTTTCCACCTTGGAAAATGTTGAGGGTTCAAGCGTTTCAGATGCTACAACAGGGATTGCAAGCCTTGCTATATCTTCCGCTGTTGACGTTAAATACTCTGAGTATGTTGTTGTTGCGGTTTCAGCTACAGAAGTTGATGTTTATGCTTATACTGATGTTGACTTTGCACAAGGTGCCGCTGGTGAATATCAAAACGATGCTTTGAAAATTACAGCAACACCTTTAACAATTGCGACAGGTGTAGCCGTAACAATTCCTAATTTTGGAATTGATTTAACAGGTGGATCAGGAACAATCGGTTTAACAATTGGCGATACTGCTAGATTTACAGCAAAGCCAATCAACACAGGTTCAACCGATGTTGTAATTGGTTCATCAACAGAAGTTTTTAAAGATTTTGGATTATTGCTAGCCGCTCAACGTGCAGGAGATGGAGCTATGCAACTAGTTGACCTTTATAGGGTTTCTGGATCAGGTATGCCGATTGTTATGACTGAAAACGCTTTCAGCGAATTAAGCACAACTGTAACAGCATATAGAGACAGCGTCAGAAATGGCGTATATAGCGTTAAAACAATTGCATCTAGTTCAGAATGTTAACACATACTTTAAGCAAGCCAACAAGTTTTACGATTAAATGTTCAGAAAAGGTAACAGGTTTTAATTTACAGCCTGTTACCTTTCAAAGGCTCATTAATATTAAAGACATATTAGAAGGCAAAGACCTTGAAAAGGTTTTAAAAGACCCTACGCCTTTAGAGGCTGTCAAAATTGCCTTTTGTATGTTTAATGACGAAGACAAACAAAAACTTGATGAAATTGTTTTAAAGATAAACGGCAAAGAAAAAAAAGCCGATGCAATGATGAAATTATATTATTTAATAAGTGAAAATAATATAGCTGATGGTTATACCAACCTTGTTAGTCTGATGAGTAGCGTTAATGAAAACATTATAAATAGTTTTCAACAGGAAGAAAAAAACGAAAAAAAAAAAGTCAAAATACTACTTCAATTTTTACGCAATCAATGGAACTCGAGGAAATATTTGATATTATTGGGAGTAACTATCAATACACTTTCTCTACTTTTTTGGATGAGCTAACGCCGAAAACGGCATTTAAATTGATAAATATAATAGATATAAGAAAAAATAATGAGTTTTGTCAATTAGCTTCTTTACATGGTATTGATTTAAGCAAAAGCATGATAAAGAAAAAGAAAGAAATAAATGACATAAGCGAGCAAGAACATGCTAAAATGTCAGATATAATGTCAAACACTTTGAAGGATTTAAAAAATGTCAAAAAGTAGCGACCTAGTAATTAACATAATAGGAAATTCAAAAGACATTAACAAAGATTTAAAAAATCTTGAAAAGCAATCGAAAAATTTAGAACAAAAACTAAGCTCTGTTGCAAAAACTTCGAGCATAGCATTTGCAGGTTTAACAACTGTTATAGCTGGGACAATTTCAGCATTTAGAGCTGATGAACAAGCCTTATTTAGAACTGAAGCGGTTATAAAAAGTACTGGTAAAGCTGCTGGTTTATCTGCTCAAGAAATATCCAAAATGTCAAGAGAGTTGCAAGATTTGACAACTTTTTCTGATTCAGCAATTCAAAGCGGCGCAAATTTATTATTAACTTTTACTAATGTTGGAAAAGAAACTTTCCCAAGAGCAACAAAAGCTATTCTTGACATGTCAACGGCAATGGGAACAGGTTTAAAAGAATCAGCTATTCAAGTAGGAAAAGCATTAAATGACCCTATTCTAGGAGTGTCAGCGTTAACACGTGTAGGTGTGCAATTTACAGAGCAACAAAAATCACAAATAAAAGTTTTAACAGAGGCTAATCAAGTAGCCGAAGCACAAGCAATAATTTTAGCAGAACTTGAGAAGCAATTCGGAGGCGCTGCAGAAGCGGCCGCCAAGGGTACTGGGGTTTTTGTACAACTAACAAACAGCATCGGAAATCTATCAAGCGCAATAGGTGAATTAGTTTTTAAAAGAATTGAGCCATATATACAAAAGTTTAACGACCTAGTAAAAAGTTTTAGAGATTCAGACAGTCCATTTAAATCGATTATTAGTAATGTTTTAGTTTTTGGCACTGCAATAACTGGGGTTATTGCTGGAATATCCACACTCGGTATTGCAGTTTTAGCGGCTAAAGCTGGGCTTGTTGCTTTGGGGGCGTCGGGTGCAATTGTAATAGGTGCTTTAACTGCCATAGCTGGAGGTGTGACATTAGTTGTTAAAAATCTTGATACAATTAAAAACGTAATTACAGGAGTGCAAGCATCATGGGAATTATTCACAAATTTTGTAAAAACAACCATTAATGACGTATTAATAGCAATAAACAAACAAAAAATAGCTTATAGAGAGCTAGGAATTGCTATTGCAGAAGCCACACCGGGTAGTTTATTAGATGATTTTGCAGAAAGACAAAAAAAACTTGTAGATGATTTAATTGATGAAAATGTAAGACTAAGACAAGATAACAAAAAAACGGCTAAAAGTTTTAAAGAAATATATGACGCTATAGACGCAGAAAAAGCAGTTGAAAAAGCACGTGAAGTAAACGAAGCATTAAAAGAAGAAAGAGCGAGGGCTTTTGGTGAAGAGTTTCAACAAATAGCAGAAGCCAACGAGCGCAAACTTGTACAAGAAGACGAATTAAAAGCAATACAAGAAGAAAGAAAAGCACAAGATGCAGAGATTAAACTTGCTGAGGATGAGCTTGCATTGCAACAAGAACTTGAAGGCAACGAAGCAGAAAAAGAAAGGTTAAGGCAACAGCTCGCAGAACTACAAGAAATAAGAACGCAGGGACTAACAACAAAAGAAAAGAAACAATTTAATAATGATAAAAAATTAAGAGAAGCGGACAGAAAAGACAAAAAATATAAAATTGAACAAGAGCAAAAATT